GTGTAATCACTAAGGCAACTGTGACAGGTTTTGCGATGGCTGCTGGAAGCTCACAAATATATGCTATTTATGTGAACGCATCCGAATTAGCAGATTCAGGTTATGAATATGTAAGACTTAAGCAGGTTGAAGATACTAATGACCCTGTTGTTGTTGGAGTAGTTGCAATTATGACAGAAGCTAAGTATGAACAAGAAGTGCAGAACACTGCAATAGTCTAGGTAGTAGTGTCTATAATTAAAAATTTAAAATGGAGATAAAGATGGGTGTCTTAAATGATGTCGATGGAATCAGAAAAGCCGTGATGGGAGAATTGGTAAGTAGAGCAGCTGCTACCCTTCCCCAGACTACTACTGGTAGCTTGTTCACAGTGACAGGCGGTAGGGTTATGATTCTGCAATTAGCAGGAGAGGTAACAACAATAATCCAGACACAGGCAAATGATACAAAATTGGAATTTGACCCTGACGTAGGCGCTGCTGCTGACATAGCAATAGCACTAGATATCAGTGCTGATGCAGTAGGTACTAATTACGGTATCACTGGTGCAGTTGGCGCAGCTATGGTAGGGGCTTCTCATGCCTACTTAGTAGCTCAGGCAAATCCACTAATTGTGCCTGCTGGAACTATTGATTTAACTTGTGCAGCTTCTAACACTGGGTCTGTTAAATGGGACATTTTATATGTGCCTATTGACATTGGTGCTAGAATCTCAGCAGTATAGGAGGTAACTAGTGAAAGTAAAAATTAGAATAATGATAAGGCATAATAGGAAAATTCTGCTACCTAGTGAAATTCACGATATTCCAAAATCACAAGCACTACTTATGATTAAGAATAACTTCGCTGAAGTTGTAAAAAAAGGTGATAAAATTTCTTGTATATATTGCAAAGAAGAAATCCCACACGGACAAATTGACAAGCATCAAGAGAAGTGTGAAAAGAATCCAGATAACATTGATGCTAATGATGAAATCCCGCCTTATGAAGAGTGGACAAAAAAAGAACTAATCGCAGAACTCGAAGTAAGAGGGATTGAATTCGAGAAAAAAGCAAAAAAAGATGAATTAGTGGAATTGCTAGAGAGTGATGATGAAGATGCTAATGAAGAAGAAGAATAACTAAATAGACAAAAGGCTACGAATGGATAACTTTAATTATGACAATAGATTTTCTATAAAAATAAAAACCGAACCAGCTATAGAACCTGTTTCTGTTGAAGAAGTTAAAATACATTCAAGAATTAGTGGAAGTGATCAGGATAGCCAAATTGCTAAGTGGATTAAATCTGCAAGAACTTTGGCAGAAATTTACCAGCGAAGAGCCTACATAGCACAAACGATAGAACTGAGCTTTGATAGCTTTCCACTAACGCCTTTCTGTTTACCGAGAAGTCCGATTTCTGAAGTTACTGAAATCAAATATTATGATGTTAACAACCTAGAGGTAATTGTATATAACACTTCTTCCCCAGTAGGTACGGAAGACAATTACTTAATTGATATAGATAGTGAACCTGCTAGGATAATGATGGCTTATGGCTGTGCCTTTCCCACAGTGCTTTTAAGGGGCATTAGTGCATTTAAGGTTACTTATACTGCTGGGTATGGTGAAACCGCAAGCACGACCCCTGAGAACGTTAAGGATGCCATTATGCTGTACTGTGATTGGAGATTTGAAAATCGGTCAGCAGAAACAAACGAAGTTCCAGAGCAGTTTTATAATTTGCTAGATATAGGAAGGATATATTTATAATGAGTAAAGGTTATAAGAGAATATATAAATTCGATAGAATTCAACAAAACCAAGCACTAAGTAGTGTCCTTAGACATCAGGTTGATTTTCAGTATAAAGCTAACACAAATGATGGTGAGGGTGGAAGGCTGGAAGGTTGGATTTCTAGAGGCGTAACTTGGGCTAGCGTTGACCCTATAACAGCAAAACAAAGAAATTATTATAATTCACTAAGTACCGAAGTCACACATATTGTTAAGATTAGAGGAGATGTTATATGTAGTGATACTGATAGGTTGGTATTTGGTGAGAGGATTTTTGAAATTTTAACAATCGAAAATATTCAAGAAAGGGATATTTTAAAAATGGTTACTTGTAATGAGAGGAGTCGGTAATGAGTGTATTGAAACCACCCACAAGAAATGACTCGATTTATCCATGTGATTTGGATACAACAAATTGTGATATGGGAGATTTTTCTGGGATATGCTGTGATTTTTTTAATAGTTTAAAAACAGTTAGTGTAAATGCTACTTCAAATAATCCTAAATCTATTAAAATTTGGTTTCATAGAACTCACCAAACATCAAGCATTGGGTTTGGGTGCGATGATCTAACAAAGTCATTTAGTAATATTAAAATAAAGGCATTAGGTTCTGGTGAAGAAGTAAGATATACAAAAGATTTAAGTAGCGATAGTACTAAAAGAAATAGCTACTTAGTAGAAATGCCACCTTTAGCTTTAAACGGACTAATTATAGAATTCCATACAGCAGATGAAATAGGGTTATCAAATTTAATAATTTTTAAGTCTCAGAATACTATTGCAAGATTACAAGCAGTTCAGGACAATGGCGATGTAGCAGACATACTAGCTACAGATTCTGGAAACCTTAAAGTAGCAAATGTTGAAAGTGGTTTGTCGATTGCAAAAGGTGACGTAGTTGGTACAACAAGTATGTCTAAGTTTGGTCAGAATGAAGACATAGGTAATGCTGTATATGAAGATATTTGGGATGGTGGAGGAACTTACCCTTATCCAGCTGACAGTACAGCACCAATTACCCATATTTATTCTACAGTAGCAGAAACGCAAGATATTGAGGTTCAAGGCTTGGATGTTGATGGTATTCTAACAGTTCAGACAATTACTTTAACAGGTACAGCAGTTTCAATACTTAGTACTCCATTGTGGAGAGTGTTCAGAATGAAGAATATGGGTACAGTGAACAATGCAGGTATTATCCATGCAACGGATTCTTTAAAGGCTGTGAGTTATGCTCAAATACAAGTAGGTAATAACCAAACACTTATGGCTCTTTACACAATCCCTTCGGGAAAAACTGGCTACTTGCAGCAAGGTACAAATAGTATAGTTGGTACTGTCAGAACTTACTCAATATCAGGAAAGCTATTTATGAGACAATTTGGTGGGGTTTTTCAACTTAAAAGAACTTTCGGATTAGCAACTGATGGGACTTCATATATGGTTATGCCTTTCCCAGTTCCTGGAGCAATCCCTGAGAAAACAGATATAAGAGTAAGTGCAATTAGCAGTATTGCAGGTGGTGGATTAAACACTACTTTTGAATTGGTACTAATAGATAATTAGAGGATATACTATGAAATGGGAAGGGTATTGGTGGGGTACAAGAATTATAGCAGAAAATGAGACTGACCAGGAATTGTTAGATAAGCTCAAAGCATCGCTACCTGAGGAAGCAGAACAATCTTATGAAGGTGGGAAACTAGAAATCCCAAACAATGAGAAGAATATACTACAATTTAATAGATAATTAGGATTTAAAATGTCAGTTAAATTCAAATCATATTTCGATAAAGTCGAAAAAGAAATGTATAAATACGAAAGGAAAAATCGTATAAAAGCTACTAAGTACCTGAAAAAGCAATTAAAGAAAGAGACTGCTTCAATCTTTGGAGCTAAGTCAGACCTTACAAAAGGTGTTGGTAGTAAACATGCTAGGTATAGTTCTTATGTAGGTTTTGGATATCCTGCATATCATGCACATTTAATTGAGTTCGGAACTGATAAAAGATTTGCTAAAAAAGGGCCTGGAAGTGGTCCGAAAGGTACAGGTCATGTTAAGGCTAATCCTTGGGTATTCAGAACGTTCGAGGCCAACGCTTTAGCAGTTATGAAAATCTTACAGGAGGCGTGGTTCTAATGTGGGAAAGTTCACTATATACCAAATTGACTAATGATTTAGAATTGACTAGGTTTGTCTCTACTTACGGAAGTGGAGAGTTAGAGGTTCCTTCTATATTCAGTTCTTCTGCTCCAGAAAATGTTGACTTTCCTTACATAGTGTTTACACTAGATGGTTCTGGAAGTCCTGATGACTCTGTTATAGATGTTTTTGATGTTCAAATAGCAGTTTTCGATTTTAATGAGTCAGCAAAAGATTCAAGGTTAGCAATTAGGAGATTAGAAGAATTATTAGATAAAACAAATATGGTTCATGATTATTACACAAAAATAAGAATTAGTAGAACTAATAGTTTTCAAGCAAATAGAGACAATGAAGATAAAGACCCAAGGGCACAGCATTTTATCGCAAGATTCTCAGCACGCGCCTGTCGAAAGGGTTGGATAGATAATTTAACTAGTTAACAAAAGGAATAATTATGGCAGAACTAACGGTACAAGAAATTGATATGAATAATTCATTGACACCAGTTTATGTATTAGCAGATGCACTAGGTGATACTTTTGTTAATGATGGGAAGACACTAATACTTCTCGACAATACTGGAGCAAGCTCAATGAATTTTACCATAGCCTCCCAAGTTGAATGTAGTCAAGGAGCTACTCATAATATCACTGCAAATGGCCTAATTGACACATTGACTATGTTAGGTTTTTTTTCGACTGGGCGGTTTAACGATGTATCAGGAAAAGTGAATATATCTTATTCAGCAACAGGCTCGAAAATATGGGTAGCAGTGGTAAGGATTATATAATTAGTAAACCAAATAAATAGAAATAAGGAGTAAATTATGGCAGCATCAGAATTAACAGTACAAAATGTAACAATGGACGCTTCGCTGACACCAGCTTTTGACGCAGCAAATGCGGATGGTAATTTTTTCACAAATACGGGAAGAATTCTCTTGTATGCTAAGAATGGTTCAGGCAGCCCGATTGTTATGACTATTGTATCACAAACTGATTGTAATCAGGGTGCAACCCATGATATTGAAGTTACCATCCCAGCAGGCAGTGAAGAAATGGTAGGGTTTTTCAGTAATAACAGATTTAATGATTCAGATGGTTACGCTCAAATTACCTATTCAGATGTAACAACTCTTACGATTGGAGTAATGAGTGTGGCAAACTAATTAGGAAAACTAATAAATAGAAGGAGAAAATTATGGCAAGACAACATGGTATAACTAGCACAACCTACGACAAAATTGTCTTAGATTCTGGCAAGTTAATAATGAATTATGGTGAGGCTGGCGAGGCAGTCCTTGGTGCGACCAGAGGAGGTAGTACTTTCGCTATCAATACAGAATATAGAGAAATGCCTGTTGATGGTGCAAAGGGTGCTGTAAAAGGCGGTAGGCGCATAACTAAGGTTGAGGCTATGTTAACTGTTAATATGGTTGAATTAAGTGGTGCTCTATTCAATAAAGCTTTGACTGGCTCTGATATGGCTGACTACCCAAGCACACCAGCCAAAACCCATGACCAAATTACAAGAAGCCTAGAGATTGCAGCAGGTGACTACTTAACAAATATCGCAATTGTAGCTGAAGTATCTGGCAAAGCTGCTACTTACTTTGTAGGCATATTGAAGAACGTAATTAGCGATGGTAATTTTGAGTTGGGATTCGTTGAGAATGATGAATCAGTACTTAGTATTCAATGGAAGGCACACTTTGACCCTTCTGATATGGACACAGAACCGTGGGAACTTAGATGGCCTACTTAGTAGGAATGTGAATTAACAAAAATAATAATTAAAGGGGTCGAAAAAATGCAAGAAATTAAGATTAGAAAATTAACAGTAGCAGACAGAAAGAAATTATCGAATTTAGTACTTAGACTATCTGAGGAAGTAGGTGGGACAGATTTCACGAATCTTATTTCCTCTCAAGTCTCGAAGGTGAGTAGTGGACATGCTAATGAAGAAGAAAAAGATACAAATTCTTATATGCAGATAGGTCTAAAAATGCTCCAAGCAGTTTTACAAACTTTAGAAGATGAAACTCATATATGGTTTGCGGATTTAATAGGAGTTACTATTGAGGAGTTCTCAGAATTTCCTCTGGACACTGAACCTGAGATAATAAATCAAATAATAGAGGCACCAGAATCTTCAAGTTTTTTTACCAAAGCCTTGCATTTATACAACAAGACAAAAAAGTACATGGACAAGCAAGGCTAACTGAAGACGGGGTTAGGTTCTATCTTAAATCTACTGATAAGGAATTTAACCAATTAGAATATAGTGAAGTAAGTTTTTTTGGAAAAATGTTATTTGAAAAAGAATCTAGGGAGTCGAACCATTTGCTAGTTAGTGCTGCATACATGGTATGGCTTACCCCTATAAAAAGAAAAGATAGCTTTAATGATTATTGCAAAATGTTAGGATTAGTTGAAGCAGATAGGAAACTTACTAATAAAGAGATTGAAATAATTAAAGAGAAGTCTGACAAACTAGCAGAAAGAATAATGAGTGCAGATAAAAAAAGGATTAGTAAAACATGAAATTATTTGAACTGGTCGGAGTAATTAGAGTAGATGGGATGAAGGCTGCTGAAAAGAAAATTTCAGCCTTTGAGCGTAAGGTAAAGAAAGCTATAGCACCTATGCGAAGATTTGGGAAACAAGTCTCAGCTATGGGTATGAGCCTAACAAAAAATCTTACATTACCAATCGCAGCGGCTGGCTTTGCAGTTCTGAAATTTGGTGGTGATTTTGAAAAAGCAATGACAGACTCATTAGCAATAATGGGAGATGTATCTAAAGATATACGTTCTGAAATGGACAAAGTGGCAATTGATTTGTCAAAGAAATTACCCTTTAGTGCTAAACAAGCTGCAGACGCTTACTTCTTCTTAGCATCAGCTGGGAAGACAGTAGAACAATCAATGGCACTACTTCCTAAGGTTGCAGAGTTTGCAGCAGCAGGAAATTTTGACTTGGCATTAGCAACTGACCTACTTACTGATGCTCAGAGTGCTTTAGGTCTAACCAGCAAAGATGTCATAAAAGACCAAGCAAGTTTAGTGAGAGTATCAGATGTGCTAGTTAAAGCAAACACTTTAGCAAATGCTTCAGTAGAACAATTCTCAAAAGCACTAACTACAAAAGCTGGTACAGCACTTAGAGCACTTAATAAAGATGTTGAGGAAGGTGTAGCTGTGCTGGCAGCCTATGCAGACCAAGGTGTTAAAAGTGAGCTTGCTGGTAATCAATTAAATATAGTACTTAGAGAATTACAGAAGAACGCAATAAAGAATGGTGAGGCGTTCAAAAATGCAGGTATCGAAGTATTTGATTCTAATGAAAAAATGAATAATATGGGTGACATTGTAGGCATGCTAGAAAAAAGACTAGGTAGCATGACTGATAAGGGTAAAAAAACAGAACTGATGATGCTTGGCTTTAGTGAAAGGTCGATAGCAGCAATGATAACTTTACTAGGTACGTCAGATGCTATCAAAGGATATGAGGCTGAACTGAGAAAGGCTGGAGGCACTACAAAAGAAGTTGCTGATAAGCAAATGAAAAGTTTTAATAATCAGCTAACGGTTGTGAAGAACAAATTAGTAAATGTTGCAATCACATTTTCACAATCACTTCTCCCAGTAGTTAAGAACAAAGTGATACCAATGTTAGAAGCACTAATTGGTAAAATTACATCATTAGCTAAATGGTTTAATAATTTACCTGATGGTGTGAAGAATACAGTGTTTGGTTTGGCAGCATTTTTAGCAGTAGCAGGACCCTCACTTTTCATAATAGGAAAGTTAATTAGCAGTGTTAAAATTATAACTTCAGTTATCACAGGTGCTAAGTTGGCGATGGTAGCATTTAATGTGGCATTGTCAGTCACACCAATAGGACTAATTATTGCAGGTGTCGTTGCACTTGGGGTAGCAATATATGCACTTAGTAGTGACGCTAAGAGTGCAAAAATAAATATTGACCATTTGAAGGAAAGTGCGGGCGAACAGAGAGCCGAATTTGATGTATTAAGTGAAAGACTAGTTATACTCTCCAAGAGACAAAATGAAAGTACCAAGGCTAAAGAAGATTATTTGAAAGCAGTTAGTGACATGCAGCAAAAATATCCTGGGTATTTTAAAGATCTAGGTAGCGAGAAAACTAAACATGAAGATGTGACCAAAGCCGTTGAAGAAACACGCCAAGCAATTTATGATAAAATAGCAATGCAAATGAGGGAGAAGGAAGTTGCCCTATATGTTGAGAAACAAATAAAACTAACTAGAGAATTAAATAAGTTAAAAGATATAGAACTTACCCAAGCTGCAAGTATAGCCAACAAAGAAAGGATATTAGCAAAATCAATAGATAGTACTAACAAATCCACACGCAATGCAGTAAAGGCAAAAAGAAAACTAAATAGCATGACTGAACAGGGGATAGATGGCAGTGATGTGTATGGTGCTAGTATGGGAATTGTTACTGATAAAATGAAATTGCAAACTGGAATTGTGTATGATAATAAAGATGCTTATGCTGAACTAAGTACACAAAAAGATGAGCATCTTGACATGGAAAATGAAATTGAAAAACTGCAAAAGGAAATTAACGACACACTAATTGAAGAAAATAAAATTAGGACTGAATATTCAATCTTAATGTCAGGAATAATTCCCACAAAAGAATCACTAATTAAGTTAACTGATGCTGAAAAAGCGGCATTAGAATTAAAGAATCAGGTTGAAAAAGATGCACTAATTACCGAGAAGCAATTGCAGTCGGAAAAGGAAGCATTTATTAGTGATTATGCTAGTCGAATTGAAAAGGCAATTCTTGGTGAAATGGAGTTACTTGAGCTTGAGGAAAGTGCTGCACTTAGCAGAGCTAAACAGTTGAAATTATCAGAAGAGCAGATGCTTGAAATAAAAGGTTTTTATGCAATCAAGAAAACTGAATCACAAGGTGAACTAGATAGCAAAGAAATTGAAGATGAGAAAAAGATAGCTGACGATAAAATGGCAATAGCAACTGAGGCGTACGAAAAACGAAAAAAATTACTTAAAAAAGAAGTAGATGATAACAAAAAAATGTGGGACATTATTAAAGATGTTATTAAAAATGCAATTAGCAGTATTTTTAGTATATCTTCAATGGCAATAGATAACAAAATCACACTACTTGACCAAGAGACGGAAAAGGAAAAAGAAGCCGTTGAAAATAGTGTACTTAGCAAAGAGGATAAGCAAAAGAAATTTGATGAGATTGATGAGAAGGCAGATAAAAAGAAAAAGGAATTGCAACTTAAGAAAGCCAAGAGTGATAAAGCTTCTGCGATTGTTTCAGCAACAATTAGTACCTTTGAAGCTGCTGCGAAAGCACTTACTGCGGGCCCAATTATAGGATGGGTATTGGCTGGAATTGTTACAGCACTTGGTATGGCGAAAGTTGCTATGATAGCTTCGCAACCTTTACCCCAATTAGCAGAAGGTGCAATGATTAGAAAGTCGCGGGGTGGAACAGCAGTTGTAGTCGGTGAAGGTTCAGATGATGAAACAGTTCTACCAATGAGGAAGGGAGCGTTTGAGATCGCGGATAGAATTATGGGTAAACTTTCAAGTGCACTTTTCCCAGTGAATGCACAACCACAATTTAACCCTGAATTTGCAGGGGCTAGTAATACGCCTTTAGGGGGCATTGGTTCAAGTTCGGTACATTTACATATTGGTACGTTGGTTGCCGATAAACAAGGCCTTAAACAGCTTGAGAGAACCTTATATAAAGTTCGTGTATCAGAAGAAAAAAGAAGAGGTGAATAATGGCTAAGAATTTTCTATACTTAGGAACTGATGTAGGTAGCTTAATATTGTTATCTCCATTTGGGAGAAAGTACAATATAAAAAATCAAGAATTAGCAAGGTCTGAAAGAATGGCATCTGGAAGATTAGTAAAAGATATAATTACAACAAAGAAAAATTTCCAACTTAACTATGAACTTATTGATGATGATAGCTTACAAATATTTATAGATTTTTATGCTGAAAATGCTGAGCTAATTTTTAGAGATGAAAACGATAATGGCAAGACTGACTATGTAGTGCTTATAAAACCTATCGACCAGACAAGGATAGTAGCTTCGATAAATAGCCTTTGGGGAAACGTAAGTATTGAACTGGAAGAGGTCTAACTATGATATCTACTAGTAGCGAATTCACTACTGAGACAGATGCAACAATCAGAAAACCAAAAGCAAAATTAGATATTACTTGGACTTCCATCAGTGACAACGATTCAATTACAGTTTCTACCGGGGTGAAGCAGAGGCAAGGGTATTATGTAAGTATGCAACCCGCTAATCTCAATTATGTGCCTTCAGGAATTAAACCAAGTGATATTATATTAGATAAGCCTTTTGAGTTCGTGTTTAAGCACAGAGCTGGAATTACTACAATGTATGCGGGTTCTCAAGTTGGCTCTGATTTGTTTGTAATTTATCAAGATGGTAATTTATTAAAGATATACTATTCAGACACACTACATTCAGATTTTGCTGATTTCGCTATACTGCTAGCAGGGTATTTAGATAAATGGCTAAAGGTTAAAATTGAATGGTATCTTAATGGAGCAACTCCAAGTTATCATATTTCACTTTGGGGTTATGATAGTGGCGACTTATCATTAGAGGCAAGTTATACACAAATATCCTCGACTTATAATGTAGTTATTGGTGGTTTGCCTGATGCCGAAATATCACTAGGTGGTTATTTGTTAAATGGTGTTCAAACATTTTTAGGTGCTGAAAATATAGACATACCTTTTGCTAAATATGATGGTGTTGAATACTACTTTAATCAAGAAGCAGGTAAATACATAGTAGGTTCTGATGGTACTATACTTGAGATTGAAGGTACTATTGACGGTTCAACTTGGAATATAGATAATGATTTGAATAATCCTTTAAATTCTACAGGTTACATGAAAGCATTTACAACAGGTGGAGCAAGGCAATATATCGACAATGCTCACTCAGAAGTATATGCTGAAAATGCAATAGTAAGGCAAGACCCTAACAATTTAACTAAAGCGTTTGCATGGAATAATACGATCGTAAGTACAACTGGATTTGCAAGATTTGACGGTGTGGATGACTTTGCAGAAACTCCGATAAAAGAAATATCAACAAGTGGCAATAAGACGTATA